TAACAGTGATACACCCCTTATGTCGGGTTTGATGGAATTAGGGGGGTACCTTTCTGATAACAGTGGAGCAGAAGGGAGGAAAGTGGAGCGAAGTGAAGTGGTTCCACGAAGCCCCGAAGAGATGCAGAACTTGCCTGTATTTGGCTTTAAAACGAAGACTGTAGTAGAAACAGATGAGGATGGAAAGGATATTCTCAAAGATGTACCCGTCATTCAAACGCAGAGTGGTTCAATTCGTCAGTGCAACACTTGCTTTGTCGCTGCTAATTGCCCTGCTTTCAAGCCTAATAATTCTTGTGCCTTCAATCTTCCAGTAGAAGTTAAGACCAAGGAACAATTAAAAGCCCTACTCACAGCCATAATTGAGATGCAAGGCCAGCGTGTAGCGTTCATGCGTTTTGCCGAAGAAATGAATGGTGGATACGCAGACCCGAACGTATCACAAGAAATAGACCGACTATTTAAGTTAGTCAATCAAGTCAAAGAAATGGAATCCAACAAGGAATTTATCCAGATTACAGCCCAGCGACAAAGCGCTGGTGGAGTGCTCTCTGCCATATTTGGAGACCGTGCCCAAGCCTTAAAAGAATTGCCTGAGACTCTCAAAGAAGATACTGTTACAAAGATTATCTCTGAATCAATTGAAGAGTAGTATCTGATAACAGTAGTTATCAGGGAATGAAACGTAATTAAACCTTACAGTTGACTGTTAGGTATTAGTTAAAGTTAACAAGTGCATGATAGGTTTTGACCCATCACAATAAGTCTCCCTTTGAGGGGTATTTGACAATTCTATGAAATGGTAGGGGAAATGAACTATTTTTCTTTTAAATTGGCCGATGATTTTGTTGCTCAGTACAAAGACAAGAAGGCTCCTTTTGGTTATCGAGACGCTGGTGGAAACTCGGTAGGTGAAATCACCTTCCTTCGTACCTATTCGCGTTTGAAGGAAGATGGTCGCAAAGAAACGTGGGTTGATGTTTGCGAGCGAGTTATCAACGGCATGTACTCTCTACAGAAAGACCATGCCAAGAGCCAACGCCTACCTTGGTCAGATGCTAAAGCAGCAGCCTCCGCTAAGGAAGCGTTTGACCGCCTATTTAACCTGAAATGGACACCACCAGGACGTGGTTTATGGGTCATGGGCACACCATTAGTAAATGTCCAACGAAACTCTGCAGCCCTACAGAACTGTGCTTTTGTATCCACGGGGTCTATGACAAAGACAGACCCAGCAAAGCCATTCGCTTTCCTCATGGAGGCCTCTATGTTGGGAGTTGGTGTTGGCTTCGATGATAAAGGCGCAGATAAAGACTTTACCATTTATCAACCACAAGGAGAACAACCTTATGACATCCCAGACACCAGAGAAGGATGGGTTGAATCAACCGCAGCCCTCATCAATGCTTACCTACGACCAGATTCGAAAACTCCAGTATTCAATTATGAAGCAATCCGTCCAGCAGGCGAACCGATTAAAACGTTTGGAGGAACCGCAGCAGGACCAGACCCGTTAATCAAGTTACATGACTTGATTCGCAAGATGTTTGAAAATCGTTCAGGTCAAAAGTTAACTCGCAGAGACATTGCAGACATCGGCAACATGATTGGTGTTTGTGTTGTTTCTGGCAACGTTCGCCGTTCTGCTGAATTGCTTATGGGAAGACTTGATGATGAAGATTTCCTTAATCTAAAGAACTATGACAAACATCCAGAGCGTCTTGCTCATGGTTGGATGTCCAACAACTCTGTTGAGGTATCTGTTGGACAAGATTTATCACCAATTATTGATGGCATTGCTCGTAATGGTGAGCCAGGAGTTATTTGGATGGATGTAACTCGCAAATATGGCCGTCTTGCTGACCCTGAAAACAACAAAGATTGGCGTGCTGTGGGCTATAACCCATGTGCTGAACAATCTCTTGAATCCTATGAATGTTGTACCCTAGTAGAAACTTACTTAAACAGACATGATTCCCTCGACGATTTCCTCCGTACTCTCAAGTTTGCCTATCTCTATGCAAAGACTGTCACCCTTTTACCAACCCACTGGGAAGAGACGAATGCAATCATGCAACGTAATCGGAGAATTGGTACCTCAGTGTCTGGCGTTGCCAATTTTGCTGACAGCAAGGGATTACCAACCTTACGTGAGTGGATGGATAGAGGATACGGGGTCATCCAAGATTATGATAAATCTTATTCGGAGTGGCTCGGTGTACGTGAATCTATCAAAACTACTACGGTCAAACCTAGCGGGACTGTGAGCATACTCGCTGGTGAATCTCCAGGAGTTCACTGGTCTGTTGGTGGTAAATACTTTATGCGTGCTATTCGTTTTGCAAATAACGACCCAATGCTTCCATTGTTTAAGATGGCTAATTACAAAGTTGAACCAGCAAATGAATCGCCCGATACGACTTCTGTTGTCTTTTTTCCAGTAAAGTCAGATGCTATACGTTCCGAAAAGGATGTAAGTATTTATGAAAAGATGGCGCTCGCTGCCACTGCACAACGATACTGGTCAGATAACTCTGTAAGTGTGACTGTCTCATTTGACCCTGAGAAGGAGTCTTCGGCTATTGGGACTGTTCTTCACATGTATGACGGTCAGTTGAAGACAGTCTCATTCCTACCAAGTGGCAACCACGTCTACCCACAAATGCCTTACACACAGATAGATGAAGAGTTCTATAACGATGCAACTATGGAAATCTTCCCAATTGACTTTAGTGGCGTCTATGCTGGAATGGCAGCCGATGCGATTGGTGAGGCTTATTGCACAACTGATGCGTGTGAGATAAAGTTAATATCAAACACATAAGGAAAAAGCCCCTCGTCATTGAGGGGCTTTCTCTTTTGGTATTGCTTTTGGTATGACTTTGCTTTCTAGCCTTTACCTATCACTTTACCTATGTGTTCTTGCCTTTGCCTTTTGCTATTGCTTTGGCTTTTGGCTTGCCCGTAGGGAACTTTGCTATCCATTCTTTGGTTCGCTGAGTCATTCCCTTCCATGCACTCCAATCTTCGCCCCCATTGCTCATGTGATAAGCAATCTGAGCGTTCACCACAGGGTTTAGCAGTTCGGCATTGGAATCCAATCCAAACTTCGCTCGTCTATCCACACCCAACTCTCCAAGCATGTTTATCTGAAACAAGCCGTATGAATTGTCGCCTGTTGAGGCGTTCCCATTATGTGCGAGCGGTCTACCCGATGATTCTTTCTTCGCAACTGCCCATGCTTCTCGTAGGTCTTGTCCTTCGAACCCAACTGCTTTCAGTAGGGCTACTAGTTCTAGGTCACTCAACTTGTGAGAGTTCTCGAACTTGGCAAGTAACTTGTCGCTGGACTCTTGCTCGACTTGGGCTTCCAACGCCTCTGCCTTTGTGGGGCTAAACGCTGGAGTGATTCTTCCTATCCCAAATGTTCCTGAAAGGAACGCGGTTAAAAGAATCAGCACTACAAGCCGATTTTGTGTTTCTAGTTTCATCAGTTCTCCTAACCCAGAAAGTCATTGACAACTTCACTCGCCTTTGATTTCTGGTGACGAACGCGGTGGAGATAGCGTTCGGTAGTTTTGATAGATTGATGACCCAATCGCTCTTTTACTTCATGGACATCAACGCCGTTCTTTAACAACTGCGTTGCGTTCGCATGGCGTAAATCGTGAGTTCTTGGATACCAACCCATGCCTGACTTGGCTATTGCTTTGTTCCAAATGGTTCTCCATGTATCTCGTGGCAGGTGACTCGGTTCATCAAGTATGACCTCACCCTTTTGGTATGACTTTGCTCTTTGCGACCTTCGATACTCTCGAACTATCGCTTTACAATCGTCACACCTACAAGACCCACTTGCGTAAGCCCTGAGCGTGCCATGTTGGAACAGTTTTCCGTCTTTCACGAATGGTCGTGAAGACTTTGCTGTGCCACGAGAATCTTTAATTTTACCTTTTGGTATGACTTTGCTTTTCTCAAAGACTAACTCTTCTTTTGCTATTCGATTTGCCCTGACAAACGCCTTTATCTCTAGTAACAGGGCTTCGGGCAATACAACTGACCTCTTGTAACCTGACTTGGTGGCATCAACGACTAGGAATCTACTTCCATTGTTGCGTGCTTTGCCTAACTCACTAACGCGCCTCTGAATAAAAACTTCTTTTGTATTGAAATTAAAATCTTTTAATCGAATCTCTGTGGCTTCTCCAAAGCGTGCGCCCGAAGCCACAAGGAACTTGGCGAACAATCTCGCACCCTCTGTTGGTAAGTGACCCACAATCTTCTTGAACTCGTCGGGCTCTACTACATTGGTAATGTCCGATTTGCCCACTTTGACCTTTATGCCCTGAGTTGGGTTGGTTTGGGCTATTTGCCCCTCTATGAGCCATTTATAGAGCGACCCCAAGCACGCTCGAATCTGAGCCAAAGTCGCACCCCCCACGCCCTGAGCCCTGAGTTCGCCCAAGAGTTCTCGGACTTCAAGCGTGGATACCTCAAAAACGCGTTTAGAGCCGATTTGAGGGGCTAGATACCTGCCCCAAAGGGATTCATACCCCTTCTTGGTAATAGGCAGTAATTCGGCGGTTCTGAGCCATTTCTCGGCATACTCAGAAAGGGTCAAATTAGCCCTTGAAGGGCTCTCTGAGCCCCCATTCTCCATGCGTAGGGCGTGATACCGAGCCTCACTCTCAGAGCCCCAAGTGCCAGCAGACAGGCGTTTAGAGCCCTGCCTGTAATAGCCTGTGAAGCGTGCGCCACGCCTGACCACATACGCCACGAAAGCCCCCTCTACTCGTGAGTAACTTAATGACCCCTAAGTTACTGACGAGTAACATCTAGCGCAAATCCGAAGCCCCCTCTACTCACGAGTAACTTAGCGGGCATGAAAAAGACCCCCAATCCTGATACGGATTGAGGGTCTAGTCATAGTGACTAAGCAGATTAGACGAGTTGAGTTATTCGCTTATGTGTTTTGTGAATTAGTAACTTCATCAGTAACTAATTCAATTTCTGATTCTTTCCGATTGTGATTCCACTCTTCGATTGTTTTTCGATTCCACACAGGAGTTCTTCCTATGTATGTATCGGGTTCGGGAAGGGTGTTTCTTCTTCGATAAGTGTAAAGAGTTGAATACTTCAATCCTAACAACTCGCTTA